CCGCGCATCACGCAAAGAGTGGGCCACATCGTACATAAACGGCCTAGATTTGCTGGGTATGAAGGTCGAAGATCGCGCACAACCTTGGCAGGGAGCCTCTGGGGTGTACCATCCCATGCTTACTGAGGCTGTAGTGCGGTTCCAAGCGCAAGCCATGAGTGAACTTATGCCTGCGGCTGGCCCTGTGAAGTCAAAAATCGTGGGTAAGATGACTCCTGAGAAATTAAAACAATCTCAGCGTGTAGAAACAGAACTCAATTACCTCATAACGGAAGAAATGCCCGACTACCGGAACGAAATGGAGCAGATGCTGTTCAAACTTCCGTTAGCTGGGTCCGCATTTAAGAAAATATACTACGATCCGATCTTAGAGCGTCCTGTATCTGTATTTGTACCTGCCGAAGACTTTGTAGCGTCCTACGGCGCGTCTAACTTGCGTACCTGCCCCCGCTATACGCACGTTATGAAGAAAACTTACGAAGAAATACGCGCATTACAGGTTAACGGGTTCTACGCAGACATAGAATTACCGGAACCAACGCGTGATATTACGGACATTGAAGAAAAATACAACGAAATGGATGGGACAGAGCCTGTTTATAGCGATGACCCACGCCATACACTGCTAGAAATGCACGTAGATATCATATTGCCCGAGCCGTTTGACGATCCTGACGGTTTGGCGCTTCCATTTGTGATTACAATGGACAAATCTTCGCGTTCAATCCTAGCAATCCGTCGAAATTGGTACGAAGATGACAAGAAGAAGCGGAAACGCAGTCATTTTGTACATTACCCGTACCTGCCCGGAATGGGCTTCTACGGTACAGGATTGATCCACACCATAGGTGGGCTGGCAAAGTCCGCTACGTCCATCATGCGGCAGCTTATCGACGCTGGGACACTATCTAACCTACCAGCAGGGCTAAAGTCTCGTGGTATGCGGATCAAAGGGGATAATACACCCCTGATGCCCGGAGAATTTAGAGATGTTGACGTTCCGGGTGGAGCGATTAAGGACTCTATCACCTTCCTACCGTACAAAGAGCCGTCACAGGTGCTGTATACCCTCCTAAACAACGTGGTTGAGGAAGGACGGCGCATTGGCTCTGTAGGGGACATGCAGGTAGGTGATATGAACGCACAGGCTCCTGTAGGCACCACACTGGCGCTTATGGAACGGTCTATGAAGGTTATGTCGGGCGTACAAGCGCGCCTACACGCGGCTATGAAGGAAGAACTACGTATTCTGGCCCGTATTGTACATGACTATATGCCCTCTGAGTACGCATATGAGATGGATGAGCCTGCGGATCGTGCAGCAGACTTTGATGGACGTGTAGACGTAGTACCCGTGTCTGACCCTAACGCCGCTACTATGGCGCAGCGTATTATGCAGTACCAAGCGGCCCTACAGCTATCACAACAGGCACCACAGCTATATGATCTGGGTAAGCTGCATCGCCAAATGCTTGAGGTTCTAGGTATCCCAGACGCGTCAGATATTATTAAGCTACCTGAAGATATCAAGCCTGCTGATCCTGTGTCCGAGAATATGTCGATAATGAAACAAGAGCCTGTAAAAGCGTTCTCGTATCAAGATCACGAAGCACACATTATGACCCACATGGCGGCGCTACAAGACCCCAAGATACAGCAGATTGTAGGTCAGTCGCCGTTTGCAGGGGCCATATCAGCGGCTATGCAGTCTCACGTCACAGAACACATAGCATTGCAGTATCGCAAAGAGATCGAAGCACAGCTAGGCACAGAGCTACCTGACCAAGATGAGCCACTACCAGAGTCCGTAGAGCGCGAACTGTCTAAGGTGGTCGCACAGGCGGCAGGGCAGCTACTCAAGAAGGATCAAGCCGAGGCATCCGCAGAGGAGAACGCCAAACAACAGGCAGACCCTCTGACACAGCTACAGCAGCGTGAGATGGCTATCAAAGAGCAAGAGCTTCAGCACATGATGAAGATGGATCAGGCAAAGCTGCAGCTTGATATGGAGACTAAACGGGCCAACATTGGTGTTCAAGAAAGTCGCATGGAAGCTGACAACGCCAAAGCAGCGGCTAACATACAGTTAAAAGTAGCTGAGTTGCAGACAGAAGAAGATACCACAGCTATTAAACTAGCGATGGAAGCAGCTAGAGACATAAACGATAGGGACTAATACGTGGAGCAGAGCATATTCCTAACGGTGTTGAACCGTATAGAGGAGCAACGTAGCGCAATACGTCATCATCTAGCAGGTGGTGGCGCTACAAATGACAGAGAATACTGGAAGTTTGTGGGCGAGTACGAAGCGTTGGGCAACACAGTCGCAGAGATTAAAGAAGTAGAACAACGGTATATTGATCCATAGAACTTTTAGTTGTATGGCAAAGTTACGTGGATAATCCACGCAAAGGCGCTGTGAGCCTTTAATCACTGCTAGGAGAGTAAAATGTACGCGGCGAACAAGTTGGAAGATAGCGAACTACAGGCTAAACTTCCCGAGCCTAAAGGCTTTAAAGTTTTAATCGCAGTCCCAGAACTAGATGGAAAGACAGAAGGCGGCGTTATTATGCCTGATGCTCTTAAATCCATGGAAGAGACAGCATCTATCATTGGGTTTGTTATAAAAACCGGACCCGAGGCTTACACAGACAAAGAGCGGTTTCCCAGCGGACCCTACTGTGAGGAGGGAGACTTTGTAATCTTCCGTTCTTACTCAGGCACTAGATTTAAGGTGATGGGTAAAGAGTTTCGTATTATCAATGATGACACCGTAGAAGCGGTGGTAGAAGACCCACGGGGGTATAGTAGAGCATGAGTGGCGCAGAGCAAGCTGTAGAAGATACAGGCACCGTAGAAGTATCTATGGAATCATCGGATGACCTTATTGTAGAGGTTGAAGACGATACTCCTGAAGAGGATAAAGGCCGACCACGCCGAGCTAAAGGTGAAGAAGCTGACATTCCAGAGGACGATGACTTACAACAACACAGTGAGTCAGTACAGAAGCGGATTAAGAAACTAAAGTTTGAGTATCACGAAGAACGCAGGCGTAAAGAAGAAGCAGAACGAGAACGTGAAGCGGCTATACAGTACGCGCAAAGTGCTAAGAGTGAGGCTGACAAACTACGCAAAAACCTGTCTGAGGGTGAAGGCGTCTTAATCACACAGGCAAAAGCACGTAACAGTTCTGAACTTACTCAAGCAAAAGCTGCTTACAAACAAGCGTATGATGCTGGTGACTCTGATGCGGTAGTTGAAGCGCAGTCAGCTATGGTAAAACTACAGACCGAAGCTGACCGCATTGAAAACTGGAAACCTAGACCACCAGAAGCTCCACAGCAACAGCAGGCACCTGCAGCAAGACCCCGCGCACCTGAACCTGATAAGAAGGCGCAAGAGTGGGTAGCTAAAAATTCTTGGTTTACCGAGGATAAGGGTATGGAGCGATACGCTATGCTTGTGCATCAGGAGCTAGTAGAAGAAGGAGTTGATTCTTCTTCTGATACATACTATAGTCGAATTGATGGTGCCATGCGGCAGCGTTATCCAGACAGGTTTGACGATGTTACCGAGGACAGAAAACCGCAACGTCAAGCTGGCTCCGTGGTGGCCCCAAGTGGTAGAAATACTGCTACATCACGCACAACGATTAAACTGACCTCCTCTGAGGCCGCTATCGCCAAGCGACTTGGAGTACCACTTAAAGATTACGCGGCGCAAAAGCTGAAGGAATTAAACAATGGCTGATCGCAAACCTCGCTCTTTAGACACCCGTGAAACAGGTGAACGTAGGAAACCGTGGAAGCGCGCATCTATGTTGCCAACCCCCGAACCGCGTGACGGCTTGTCGTTTCGTTGGATTCGCACAGCTACCTTGGGTAACGGTGATATGACCAATGTTTCTCAACGCTTTCGTGAAGGGTATGTAGCTTGTAAAGCAGAAGACTACCCCGAACTAAAGATCATGTCCGATATTGACTCGCGCTTTAAGGATAATGTCGAAGTCGGTGGGTTATTGCTATGTGCAATACCTACAGAATTGCAAGAAGATCGAATCGACGGTCAGTTGGAGACTGCACAACATCAGTCCGACGCTGTGGATAGGAACTTCATGCGGGAATCTGATCCCCGTATGCCCGTTATGGCTCCTGAACGGTCTACTCGTACCTCGTTTGGTAAGTAGTTAACTACTTACTGTATGTGAAATCGTAATAGAGGAGAGACTTAAATGGCTCTTACATCTACTCCATACGGTTTGCGCCCTATTAATGCGATTGGTGGGCGTCCCTTTGCGGGATCAACTCGCCAATTACCTATTACTTCTGGGTTCAACACCGCTATCGCCAACGGCGACATTGTGCAGGTAGCCGCGAATGGCACCATCACAAAGGTCACTCAGGTTGGTACAAACGCTGCTGCGTTCCCTGCTGGGACTGTTGGCGTCTTTCTTGGCTGTTCATACACTGATACTGTTCGTGGGTTTACTCAGAATAACCAGTGGCCTGCAGGTCAAGTTGCTGCCGATGCTCAGGCTTATATTTGTGATGACCCTAACGCGTTGTTCCAAATTCAAGCTGATGCTGCCGTAGCGCAAACTCTGATGCACAGCAACTGCGCTGTTAATCAGACTCCGCCAGATACAGCCAATGGCAATTCCAGAATCTCTCTGGATGTAGCTACTGCTGCTGTCACCGCCACAGTCGCCTTTAAGATTGTAGATTTCGTTAACGCACCCGGATCAACCGTGGGTGACGCATTTACCGATGTGATTGTTAAGTTCAATCCTTCGTCACATGCGTACACCGCTGGTCTTGGCCTGTAAGGAGATAATCAATGGCTATTTCTCGCGCACAGGCGCTAAAAGAGCTTCTTCCGGGCCTCAACGCCCTGTTTGGTTTAGAGTACGGCAAGTACGAAAACGAGCATGAAGCCATCTACGAAACCGAGTCTTCGGAGCGTAGTTTTGAAGAGGAAGTAAAACTGTCAGGTTTTGGCGCTGCACCCGTCAAAAACGAAGGTTCTGCTATCTCGTATGATAACGCGCAGGAATCATTCACTGCTCGTTACAACCATGAAACTGTGGCTATGGGTTTCTCTATCACTGAAGAAGCGATGGAAGATAACCTATACGATTCACTGTCCACCCGCTATACTAAAGCACTAGCTCGCGCTATGGCTTATACCAAGCAGGTTAAGGCAGCGGCTCTATTGAACACAGGCTTCGCCACCTTTAACTCAGGTGATGGCGTCACACTGTTCAATGTTAACCACCCTACAGTATCAGGTGCTACAAACGGCAACCGCCCTGCGGTAGCTGCGGACTTGAATGAAACTTCGCTTGAGCAAGCAGTAATTGATGTTGCGGCCTACGTTGATGAACGTGGTCTCCTTATCGCTGCGCGCCCTCGCAAGCTCATCATCCCTGCGGGTCTTATGTTTGTGGCAACACGCTTGCTGGAAACCACAAATCGTGTGGGTACAGCCGATAATGATATTAACGCGCTTAACTCAAACGGTTCTATTCCGGGCGGTTATACGGTTAACCATTATCTGACCGATGCGGATGCGTGGTTTATGACCACTGATATTCCTAATGGCATGAAGCATTTCGAGCGGACTGCTATGAATACCAGCATGGATGGCGACTTCGATACAGGTAACGTGCGCTACAAAGCGCGTGAGCGTTATTCGTTTGGTGTCTCTGACCCACTGGGTATCTACGGCTCTCCCGGAGCCTAAGATAGGCGTCAATGCTGATTTGATAGGGGTGACTTCGGTTGCCCCTTTCTTTTTGTCTAAAGGTACTGTATTACTAATTCATCCCTGACAGATGCGCTTTGCATCTGACTTAACCCACGACAGGAGATCATCATGGGTACTACAACTTTCTCAGGCCCGATTAAATCAGGCACGATTAAAGAAACCAGTGGAACAACCGTTGGTTCTAACATGGCTAACGTAGGTTTTGTTGTCCTTTCGCAAACTGCTGCGATTGATCAAACAGCAACAACAACGACCACAAATATTATTATTCCCCCGAACAGTCAGCTTATCTCAATTGATGTGACTGTAACTACAGCGTGGAGCGGTGGAGCCACAACTCTTGGTCTGGGCGGCGTTGGCGCGGCAACTACTCTGACTGCTGCTGGAGCTATTCAAGGTAATGCAGTGGGTATCGTGGCGGCAAGTCCCGGAACTGACGCAACTCGCACAGGGAAATGGCTAAACACAGGCACAGGCGACCACAGGCTGATCGTGACCACAGCAAACACTGGAAATGGTGTCGGCGCAGTTACCGTTGTCTATGCACAAAGCAACAACGTAACGTAAGGAGTAGCTAAATGGCTGGTCAAGAGGTCCGAGCTTACAACTTTGCGGCAAGCGATACTGCTGCTCTTGTAGGCCCATCACGCGGTAGGTTGCAGGGCGTTCTAGTTAACGCTGCTGCGGTTGCGGCTTTTACCATTCGTAGTGGTAGTGCTACGGGCGATATTATACTTCAGCTAACTCTGCCTGTAGGTTGGAATGATGTATATATCCCTAATGACGGTATTCTTGCTGACAACGGTTGTTTTGTTGCTGCCTTTACAGGCACTAACAATGTAATGACCCTGCTCATAGAGTAAATCGTTATGGCTTCAAAGGGTGAGATGCCGAAGCGTAACAAAAAGAATTTCCGCTCCACTAAGTCTGGGGCGGGAATGACGAAGGCGGGTGTTGCTGCGTATAGACGTAAAAACCCCGGATCGAAGTTAAAAACCGCTGTTACGGGTACAGTTAAAAAAGGCAGTAAAGATGCCAAGCGGCGCAAGTCGTTCTGCGCTCGTTCTGCTGGACAGATGAAACAATTCCCCAAAGCAGCAAAAGACCCGAATAGCCGTCTACGACAGGCTAGAAAACGCTGGAAGTGTTAGGATAAATTATGGCTAAACGTGACACACACACGGCACAAGATCGCCGTAAGAACGAAGCGGAACGAAAGCGTTTAGATGCAGAAGCCGCTGCCGCTGAAAAAGAACGTATTCGTTTAGAAGAAATAGAGATACAAAAGCAGATAGAAGCAGGTGTTTTTAAAGGTGCTAAAGGCGGCATACTTAAAATGCGTAGTGGCGGTAAAATGGATGGTCGCGCTATAAGAGGTAAGACACGAGGGCGGTATGTCTAAAGCAAAACCTACCAATGCTGCGTTGTGGTCTAAGGCTAAGTCCGCAGCCCGAAGTAAGTTTGATGTTTATCCTTCCGCTTATGCAAATGCTTGGGCTTCTAAGTGGTATAAAGGTAAAGGTGGCGGTTGGTCTGGCGGCAACAATAAGGTAGCTAAAAGTGGCAAAAGCAAAACCAAAAAAACCTAGTACCAAGGGTGGTCTTGGAAAATGGTTTGGCGAAGATTGGAGAGACGTTAAGACGGGCAAAGCCTGCGGACGCAAAACCGCTAAAGGTAAGTCCAAGCGTCCTTACCCTGCCTGTCGCCCTAAAAAGGTGGCGTCTAAGATAACTAAATCTGAGGCCACAAAGAAAACTGGGCCTAAGCGTGTAAAATGGTCTACTACTGCTAGTGGTAAGAAAAGGACTAAATAATGGCTACAGTCGTACCCGATCTACCAGAACTGTTTGAGGAAGCCTTTGAACGGGCTGGCTTGCAGATGCAATCTGGGTATGACTTACGCACTATTCGTCGTAGTCTTAATATCTTAACCCTAGAGTGGCAGAACAGGGGTCTTAACCTATTTACTATTGACTCTGGCACTGTCAACCTGACTGCAGGGCAAGTAGATTACAGTATGCCCGTAGATACCATAGACATTATTGAGCATCAGCTACGTACTGGTACAGGTACAAACCAGATAGATACAGCGTTGCAGCGTGTTAGCGTGTCTACATATGCACAGCAGACTAACAAGAACACTGTAGGACGGCCAACGCAGATATATGTGCAGCGGCTACCTACTGAAGTAAAGTTTACACTGTGGCCCACACCGGACACTACACAGACTTATCAACTACTGTATTTTCGCCTAAAGGGTATTGATGGTCTTGCGTCAGGTGTTGGGGGAGAAACAAACAATATACCTCCACGGTTTGTGCCTGCACTTGTATCAGGGTTAGCGTTTCATGTAGCCATGAAGAAACCCGAAGCTGCAGCTAGAGCAACGCCTCTTAGAGAAGAGTATGAGTATCAGTTTAAGCTGGCAGCATACGAAGACCAAGAACGTGCATCCTCTATGTTTGTACCGTTTCAAACCTTTCATGGGGGGATGCGATGAGCTACGCGTCTGGTAAATACGCATATGGTATATGTGACCGAACAGGGTTTAGATACCCTTTAAACGAGCTTGTGTGGGAGTTCAAAGATGGACACCGTACTGGTTTTCGTGTTGGTAGAGACGTAGTTGATCCAGATCAACCACAGAACTTTTTGGGGCGTATTCGGGTTGTTGACCCTCAATCTCTACTTAACCCCAGACCGGATTATGAGCCGGGGCGAGGAATTGGTGGTTGGAACCCTGTAGGGGGCCCTCTCTTATACCTGACAGGTCAAGTTGGAACGGTATCCATTAGTGTACTTGCGGGAACTGCTCCAAGATTTGACAGTACGGCTGTTACGCTAGATTCAACAACAGATACTTTTGACGAGGGATAGAACATGACTTTGCAGGCAGTAGGGATAGGAAGTAGCGCAAACGATGGTAGTGGGGATACCCTTCGTTCTGGTGCCACTAAAATAAACGCAAACTTTACTGAGATATATGCTGCTATTGGGAACGGCTCTGCGCTCACAGATATAATAGACGGTAACGGTCTTATTGATGTGAGTTCTGGAGCCAATAAGATTGTTTTTTATTACGCCAATTTAAGCGACTTACCTAGCGCGGGTACATATCATGGCGCAGTAGCGCATGTTCACGCAACAGGCGGGTTATATTTCGCACATGGTGGAGCGTGGACTAGGCTAAATGATGAGACAACTGGACCTGTGACTAAATACACTGCAGGTGTAAACGGATCAACTGCCTATACATTTACTGGCCCCGGAGCTACATCTGGCAACAATCCAAACTTTACTTTCTACAAAGGTCATACTTATCTTTTAAATAATACGGCTAATGTAGGCAGTCATCCTTTGCAGATAAGAGTATCGTCAGGTGGTTCTGCTTTCACAACGGGTGTAACTGACAACTATAATTCTACTACAGGGTTAACACAGTTCATCGTTCCGCACGAGCCTTCTGACTCTTCTTTAGTATATCAATGTACCAACCACAGCGGTATGGTTGGAAACATAACAATAGTATAACTTAACGGACGGTACGGCTAACATACCATAGGAGACTTGGACATGGCTATGAAGAAAAAAGGTGCCGCTAAGGGCGGTGTACGGAAGATGAAGGCTGCTGGTAAATTAGAAATGGTTAAAAACAAAGCTGGAAAAATGGTTCCTGCTTTTGCTGCTGATGGCAAAGGAAAAATGGCTAAAGGTGGGGCTGTAGCTAAGAAGATGGGCGGCGGCATGATGAAGAAAAAAGGCATGGCTAAAGGCGGTGCTGTAGCTAAGAAGATGGGCGGCGGCATGATGAAGAAAAAAGGTTACGCTAAAGGTGGCAAGATGGCGAAAATGAGTAAAGGCGGCGGTACGTTTGCTCGTGGTAGCGGTGCAGCACGTCCTCAACGCTTTCGTAAAAACGGCTAATGCCTTATCTGCAGAGCAATATACCACACTTTAAGTGTTGGGTTCGTCGTGAGTATACGGTCAACCATGAGCGTTACCACGGCGAATTTCTACATGCTATGGTTATCGCTGTCACTACAATGCCTAACAGATGCCTGAGTTTTCAGATTATCTTTACGGGGTGTGAGGCGGACGATACAGGCGAAGCTAACGTACACGGTGGGGCTATGTGGGCTAGGATGCCCATAACTGCTCTGGTGGCCGATGAGTCATTTGAAGAGTGGCCCGAGGGTATGGCAGTTCACGAAGCCCAGCCTTGGGACTGCCCTTCCCATACACATGCGGTATACACGCTTGATAGGGCGTCACCTTGTCCGTGGATGGCAAAGATTGCAGGAGGGTTCTTTCCTGCTAAATACCTATTTACTGTAGACTATACCGACACAGATGTAGCAGATGACCCTGCACAGCATAAACAAGCGCATGTACTACAGCTACTAGATGCGGGTAAGTGGACAGGCAATATAGTGGCGTTACCCAACAACAGGGTACGGGTAACACACCCTGCGTGGTTTGAGACAGGTGAAGGCGCACCAGACTTTAAGCCATCACAGCATATACATTATTCCAAATCTGATTTAGACTACACGCTAGATGTAACGCAGATATTTGATAATTTGTACAGCGAGGCCGAGTAATGAACTATACTGAGCTTACGCAAGCTATAAAAGACTATACAGAGAACACAGAAGCAACATTCGTCTCTATGATCCCTACGTTTGTCCAGCAAGCGGAGCAACGTATATTTCGTACTGTTACTATACCCGAAGTTAGAAAAAACGTTTCGTCCAATATGAATGATGGTAATCAATATTTAGCAAGGCCGAGCGACTTTCTAGCAGTGGCTTCACTAGCGGTGGTTGATGGTAGCGGTGACTATAGTTATCTTTTAGACAGAGATGTTAATTTTATAAGGGAAGCCTATCCATCTTCAGCCACAACAGGGCTACCTAGATACTATGCACAGTTTGATGGAGATGTTGCAAGTACAAACTCGCCGGGGCATTTTATACTAGGGCCAACACCTAACGGTAACTTTGTTACTGAATTGCATTATTATTTTGAACCGCCGTCTATTGTCACCACAGCAACCTCTTGGTTAGGTGACAACGCAGATACTGTGCTGTTGTATGGGTCTCTTTTAGAAGCATATACCTTTATGAAAGGTGATCCTGATATAATGCAGAATTATCAGGCGCGATACGAAGAGGCGATAAGGCAACTATCAAGGATAGATGCCGCTAGTAAGAGAGATAGTTATCGTGATGGGGAGCCAAGGGCGTTAATAGGGTAAGCAAAACAGAAATATTGCACACTACCCCGCAATGCTTTAGAATAACAATTAAAGAATACCGTAAGGGACTGGTTTTCCTGACCTTGCAAAACAACTAAGGAGACTACGATATGGCTTTTGACGGCAACTTTATGTGTACCTCTTTTAAGGTAGAACTCTTAAAGGGCATCCACGACTTTACTGCCTCATCAGGTGACACTTTTAAAATTGCGCTATATACAAACAGCGCAGCGTTTAGGGCAAACACAACTGCGTACACTACCGCTAACGAAGTGAGCAACTCTGGGACTTACTCCGCAGGGGGTGGCAATCTTGTAAGCGCAACTCCTGTGGCTTCAGGTGTAGTAGCGGTGTGTGATTTTGCCGATATATCGTTTACTGAGGCTACAATCACTGCATATGGCGCGTTGATTTACAATAGTAGCGCATCAGGCAACCCAGCGGTTGCGGTTTTGGATTTTGGTTCCCCTAAAACTTCTACTACGGGTACGTTTACTATTAGCTTCCCTGCACCGGGTTCTAGTAGTGCTATTGTCCGTATTGCTTAATTTAAGAGGATAACTTTATGGCATTTGTTGTAGCTGATCGTGTAAATGAATCTACTACGACTACAGGAACGGGGTCGTATGCTCTGGGCGGAGCTGTAGCGGGGTTTCAAACATTTTCGGCTGCAGTCTCCAATGGTGACACTCTTTATTATGCAGCTACTGATGATGATGATTACGAAGTAGGACTCGGTACTTACGCTTCTTCGGGAAATACGTTAGCCCGTACAACAGTATTCTCTTCATCAAACTCTAATAACGCTGTTAATTGGGGAGCAGGAACAAAAAAGATATTTCTAACGTACCCTGCTTCAAAGGCGGTAGTTGAGGATGCAAGTAACAACGTAACCATCGGCAACAATTTAGTTGTGGGTGGCACAGTGGATGGTCGTGATGTAGCAACTGACGGCACTAAGCTCAACGGAATTGAAGCCAACGCGGATGTTACTGACACAGCCAATGTAACCGCTGCTGGCGCATTGATGGACTCTGAAGTAGACGCTAATATTAAAACACTAGGTCTACCCGCTAGTACAACCATCTCCACTTTTGGAGCTAGTCTTGTCGATGATGCAAACGCAGCAGCAGCACGTACTACGCTGGGCGTTGCTATTGGTTCCAACGTACAGGCTTATTCTAGCGTTCTAGCAAATACCACGGCGTCTTTTCTTACCGCAGATGAAACCAAGCTAGATTTTATTGCCGTTACGCAGAACGTTGACCTTGACCAGATGGAAACAGATATTGCGGCTCTTGCTAATGGCATGGTCTATAAAGGCAATTGGGACGCATCGGCAGGTAGTTTTCCCGGATCAGGCTCTGCACAAACGGGTTGGTTTTATTACGTTTCAGTAGCTGGAACTGTTGACAATATAGCGTTCGCAGTGGGAGACAACATTGTTGCAACAACAGATAACGCTTCTGCCTCTACCTACGCAAACAACTGGTCAAAACATGACCAAACAGACGCAGTTCAAGCGGTTGTAGGGTTAACTGGTTCTATAACTAAAAGCGAATTACTAACAGCGTTAAGCGTAGAAGACGGTGCTGACGTAACCGATACAGCTAATGTCACTGCCGCAGGAGCCTTGATGGATTCTGAAGTTGACGCTGATATTAAGACTTTGTCGCTACCGGCTAGTACAACTATCAGTGCATTTGGTAAAACATTAGTCGATGATACAAACGCATCCACCGCCAGAACAACATTAGGTTTAGGCACTGCAGCTACCACCGCAGCCACCGCATATGCAACTGCTGCTCAAGGGACACTTGCTACTAATGCAATGCCTAAAGGTGGTGGTACATTTACAGGTGCTGTGACAGTCGGGGCA